CTTTTGTTTCGCGAATACCCCGTTTGGAAAAACTATCCTGTAGTAGGCAACAAAGATCCCGACGACCGCACCGCTAGTTTCAACACGGCTACCAAAGAAATCAGCTTGCCACGACCCAGTTTTTTCAGGACGACCGCGAGCACAGAGGGGCTCACCCTGGAAGAAAAAAAGGACAAAGAGCTTCAGTTTGTCAATAGTGCCTTGCGCCACGAGCTACAACCGCGATCCAGGATCTTGACGAGCGTAGTGGTGGTGCGAACAAAAACCAATTTAAAGACGAGCAATATTTAATTTTAGAGGGCAATAAAAACACTTTGGGAAGAGGGTTAAAAATCAGACTGGATCAGATTGCGGAAAGTTTGTTGGAATTAAACGCCGAGGCGCTCCAAAAACAACCTGAAGCCCAGCTTTTTGCAAAAGCTGTCAGTCAAACAGAAAAAGCAAAGCACAAAGACGCTCTGAAAGAACAAATTTTAGACACCACGATGGACGCGTTACGGGTTTCTGGGGCGTCCAATCAAGGCCCGTCTTCGTCGTACAAGGAATTAGTGGATTTGTTAGGTAGCACGGAGTCGGCAGACGAGGCCATTGAAGCGCTGCGAGCTACGAGCAAGCAACGCGCAGAATACAACAAAGCTGACCGCAGGTTTAGAGAAAAAGAAAAAGAGGTAGAAGATTTGTACCTCGCCAATCCGGGTGAAGTGGAGGCCCGTTTGACTCAGCTAATGAGCGACGGCGTTCCTGCGGGCAAATTTTTTGCGTACTTTGACGTTCCTGAAGATGCTGGTAGAGAAATTATGCGACTTATTCCGGGTAAATTTGATCCTTTAGACCCGCGCTTCTTGTACAACGGTATTCGGGTGGCGGACGATATTACCGGCGAGGAGTTACGTCGGGTCCCCCCAGATATTTTACGCAATTTGGTCACGGAGGGCGGCAAAATTGATCCGACGCAGATAAATCGGTCGCTCATCCCAGAATCTTTTTCGCCAGAAAATAAAGCAGAAGGTGGTCCTGTAGGCGGTCTTGATGTATATTTTGATCAAATGCAGTTGATGCGAGGGTTAAATGTCTGAAGCAGATACCAGCCAGGGTGGTCTTATGGACCGAAATGTCCCCTCTCAATTGGACATCGAAGACCTTGAAGCAGAACTAGAAATAGAATTACCGGGGTCACAGAATGATGTGACTGCCATGATCCAAGCACAAAACGTAGGTGAGATCGCAATCGAGACGGAAGAAGACGGTGGTGTTGTCATCGACTTTGACCCCCAGGATGCTCGAGGGACTAGTGACGATTTTTACGCGAACCTGGCAGAAGAGATGCCAGAACGAGAGCTTGCTCGCATTGCCAACGAATTATTAGGTGAATTTGACGCAAACAAAGCCAGTCGTCAAGATTGGGAAGACGCCTATGCGAACGGTCTCGAGTTACTTGGTTTTTCATACGAAGAACGCACGGAACCTTTTCGCGGTGCCTCTGGCGTAACCCACCCGCTTTTAGCCGAAGCAGCTACGCAATTCCAAGCCCAAGCATTTAACGAGCTTTTACCACCCTCTGGGCCGGTGCGCACCGTCGTCATGGGGAAAGAAACTCCAGAAAAAATGGACCAAGCGCAACGCGTCAAGCAGTTTATGAATTATTACCTGACCAATGTCATGGAAGAATACACGCCAGACATGGATCAGATGTTGTTTTATTTGCCTTTGGCAGGCTCGACTTTTAAGAAAACTTATTTTGATGAAGCTTTAAATCGGGCGGTCAGTAAATTTGTGCCGGTAGAAAATTTAGTCGTCCCCTACGAGACCGCAGATCTGGAGACGTGTCCGAATATCACTCAAGTTGTTCGTATGTCTCTCAACGATTTGCGTAAAAACCAGATATCAGGTTTTTATTTGGATATCGAAGTGCTACCCGCACAACAAGATATTACCTCGGTGTTGGAAGAGACTAACCGCATCGAAGGGGTCGAGCCCTCGCAAATCGATTACGATTGTACTTTATTAGAATGCCACGTTGATTTAGACCTGGAAGGCTACGAAGACATGAACGAGGACGGCGAGCCGACTGGAATTAAAGTTCCTTACGTCGTTACCTTGTCGCAGGACAACGGTCAAGTTCTAGCCATTCGTCGTAATTATGACGAGGACGACGAGGCTCGAAAAAAAGTACAGTATTTTACGCATTTTAAATTTTTGCCGGGTTTTGGGTTTTACGGGCTAGGTTTGATCCACACGATTGGTGGTCTGTCGCGCACGGCTACCGCAGCGCTACGGCAATTGATTGATGCCGGGACGCTCAGTAATTTACCTGCTGGATTCAAGGCTCGCGGCCTCCGTATTAGAGACGACGATAACCCTTTGCAACCGGGTGAGTTCCGGGATGTAGATGCTCCAGGTGGAGCGATCCGCGATAGCTTGATGCCATTGCCTTTCAAAGGACCCGATCCCACCTTATTTAATTTGCTTGGCTTTGTCGTGCAAGCAGGACAACGGTTTGCCACGATTACCGACTTGAAAGTTGGTGATGGTAACCAATCAGCAGCGGTGGGCACCACGATTGCGATGCTCGAGCAGGGTTCGCGGGTGATGAGTGCCGTGCATAAGCGTTTGCATTACGCGATGAAAAAAGAATTCCGTATTTTGGCGCGGGTCATGCACGAAAGCTTGCCGCAAAAGTACCCGTACACGGTAACGGGTGCGGAAGAAGATGTCATGCGCGAAGATTTTGATGATCGCATTGACGTAATTCCTGTTAGTAACCCGAATGTATTTAGTCAAGCGCAACGTATTATGTTAGCGCAAACGAAATTGCAGTTAGCGGGTTCTGCTCCGGACTTGCACAACATGCCTGAGATATTCCGAGACATGTATGAAGCTTTGGGCATTATGGATGTAGATCGAATAATGAAATCCGCTCCCAAAGGCGAAGCGGTTGCGAAAGATCCGATCCAAGAAAACATCGATGCCATAGAAATGCTGGCGCTGAAAGTGTTCCCCGGCCAGAATCATGAGGCGCACATTATGACGCACCTTACTTTTTCTGTGGGACCGATGGCCTCCGCTTCTCCTCCCATTGCGGTAGCCTTGCAAAAACATATTATGGAACATGTGAAAGTGCAAGCTCAGGAACAGGCACAAATGGCTATGGAGCAGCAACAAATACCGGGCGGAACAGCCTCTGAACTCGAAATGGAGTCATTAATTGCTCAATTCGAAGCCCAGGGAATGCAAAAACTGAAAGAAATGTCAGCGCAATTGACTGGTCAGGGTCAACCGGACCCTTTAATTGCGCTAAAACAGCAAGAATTGCAACAAAAAGCCCAAAAAGAGACCGCAGACACCCAAATAGATCTGCAAAAGCTTGGTTTAGAACAACAAAACCAAGAAACAAGGGCCGCACAATTCCAGCAACGTTTGGCCTCGCAAGAAAAACAAACTGGGGCTAGAATTAACGCAGCGCTTGAACGCGAACTTTTGAAAAAGGAATAGTAACTATGGCAAGAACAGTCAAATACAAAGGTGACACCCCGGCTACTCCGCCAAAAGCTGTCGATTTTGCACAAATCGATGATCAGGGGCGCATACCTTATGGAAAAACAGCCGACGTAGCAATACCGGAGAAACTCGAGGTGTTGACGGCTCGTGGCATGGGCGCTGCAAAAAAAGGCGGCGGCTATCTAGGGTATAAGTAGTGCCTCTGAAAGACGGTCGCCAGCCGAAAGTGATCAACGCAAATATTTCTAAGCTTATGAAAGAGGGTTACAAGCATAAGCAGGCGGTGGCGATTGCGTTACAACAGGCGGGTAAAAATAGGAAGAAAAAAACATGATGGGCTTACAAGCAGGCATTGGTAGTTTTTTAAGCCCGCGTACGATGAAAAGAGGAGGTTCGGTGCGCCAATTTGACACCGATCTTTCTGGTGGCACCTGGAGTATTTTTAACCCTGGCAGAAAAGTGAGGCTCGATGCCGAGGGTAATCCTATCTACGATTATACAAAAAGCTTCGAGGAAGCGGTTGGACCGCGTCCGAAAGAACCAGAAAGTGGGGACTTAAAAGAATTGGAAACCTATGGCATCAACATGGAAAGTTATTTGCTTGCAAAAAATACGTGGGAATCGATGACACCCGAAGAACGAGAACGCGAATTTATGGCGGTGTACAGTCGAAATGTGAGTAATGTCAGTAAAGGCGATCCTGCGAATGAAGTGCCGAGTGTCGGTGTTATTGGCGATCTTCCTGGAGGCGATACGGACGGTAAGCCGGATCCTTTTGTTCCGATAACTATGCGAGACATAAAAGTCACGTCGAACGTGGGGCCTAATCTAGAGTCTCAAATGGTGGATCGATTACCAACGGACCCTTTTAATCCTCCGGCAACGCCTGAAAGACAATTCGTGCTTCCACAACCTATTTTTGCTCCGTTCACCGGGCTGCCTGACCAGAAAACGGGTATGACCTTAGCGTCTGACGCTTTGATAGGAGGATTTGCGCCGACTTCAAACGCGTGATAAGATTTTATCAGAGTTTGAAAGATTATATGCGACATGGATGAAATTTTTATTGCCGAAGCGACGTATCGCATTATACGAGAAAGGCGCCAGGCAGTAATCGACTTGTTAATTTATAATAATGTAAACTCAATGGAACAATATCGTGGCTTGATGGGTAATTTAGATGCTCTCAACCACGTGGAACAGGAACTCTCCAACCTGCTAGATAAACAGGAGCAATCGGATGACTGAAGAAGCAAACGTTACAAACTTAGAACAGGCTTATCAACAAGAGCCTTTTTTTCTTAACCCAGAGACTTTACCCGACACTCTGCTTGAAAGAATGCCCGCGCCGACAGGTTGGCGTGTTCTTATCTTACCTTATCGAGGTCAAGGTAAAACGGAAGGCGGTATTCTTTTGGCTCATGAGACTCAAGAACGCACGAACGTGAATACACAAGTTGGTTACGTGTTAAAAATGGGCCCTCTGGCTTATAAAGACCAAGAAAAGTTCCCTGATGGAGCTTGGTGTGAAGAAAAACAATGGGTTATGTTTGCCCGCTACGCCGGATCAAGGTTTGAAATAGATGGTGGAGAAGTAAGAATTTTGAATGATGATGAAATTTTAGCCACTATTCTCGATCCCAACGATATTAAACAAACGTAGAGGTACTGATGTCAGAACAAACGCAAGTAGATTTGGATTTAGAGGGTGAAGAAGAAGCTCTCGTTGATTTACCCGGCTCGGAAGAAGTAGAAGACACAGCCGTCGAAGAAACGCCGGTAGAGGATAATTACGAAAAGGCGGAAAACTCTACACAGAAACGAATTAATCGTCTTACAAAGAAAATGCGAGAGTCTGAGCGCCAATCTGACGCGGCTCTTTCGTATGCCCAAGAAATACAAAAAGAAAACGAGGCGTTGAAGCAAAGACTTAACGCTTTAGATAATAATTATGTCGATCAGTATTCTGGCCGTGTTGAAAGTGAACT